ATAAAATTGTAGATGGCAAAATTATATTTTAGGTACTCAACGATGGGTGCTGGTAAATCATTAGACTTATTGAAAACTGCGTATAACTATGATGAGAGAGAAAAAAATGTAATTCTTTTCACATCTTGTTTAGATAATAGACATGGAACTAAAAAAGTTGCGTCTCGTGTAGGAATAAGTAGAGAGGCACACGTTTTTGATGAGACTACTAACATATTCCAATTTGTAACAGAAAACTGTTATGGTTGTGATTGTGTGTTGATTGACGAATCACAGTTCTTAACTAAAGATCAGGTGTGGCAATTAACTAAAATTGTGGATGAGTTGGAGTGTGATGTTATCACATACGGTTTGAGGTCAGATTTTAAAGCGGAGCCATTCGAAGGATCAATTTATCTTATGACTTGGGCAGATGAAATTGAGGAATTAAAAACAGTATGCAAATATGGTAGTAAAGCCTCTATGAATATGAGACTTAATAATGACATACCTGTTTTTGATGGTAATAAAGTTATGATAGGTGGTAATGATTCTTACTTACCAGTTTGTAGAACACATTATAAAAAAATGAAAGAAAAATATGGAAATTCTTAACACTCACCCAATTAAAAAATCAGATTTAGGGTTTCACGGTAATCTGTTTGGTGGTAAATTACTTGCTTGGATTGATGCTTCTGCTGCAGGTTACTCGATGCAGTTATGTGATACACCCAGAATGGTTACAGTAAGTATTGATCAATGTAATTTTGAGAGACCTGCAAAGGAAAGTCAACTACTAAAAATATACGCTAAACCTATGAAGGTTGGTACCACATCTATGACACTATATATGGAGGCTAGAGCACATAACGTTTACACAGGTAAACAAGATTTAGTTCTTAAAACTAACATAACATTTGTTCAAATAGATGAAGGTGGTAACCCTATACCATTAGGTGAAAAGGCTAGAAGAAGAATCGATAGTATGATAGAAACCCCAATTAAGTAATATTTTTAAAAACTCATTTGTTTTTTAGAATATAATGTTGTATATTTGTTAAAAAAAATATGGATAATTTAAATCTCATTAACAGTAATACTCTATCCCAATCTAAATTCTATGAATCATATAAAATTTTAGGGTACGATACTGTTAAAAGATATATTAAAGATGAATTTGATAGGGATGAAGTTGTCCAACAAGGATTTATAAAAATATTTAAATTAATTGATACACCAATAGATGTAAAAAATTTAAACGGTTATCTATATAAGATTTTTAGAAATTGTGCCTTAGATCATTTAAGAAAGAAAAAATATACTTATGAGTATGATGACAATTTACACTTTGATACTATTGATGAGGTAGATTGTAAACAAGATATGTTGACAGATATTGATGAAGAAATTGAAAAATTGAGTCCTATGTATAATTTAGTTTTTAAATGTTATCACATAGAAAATATGTCACATAAAGACATCTCAAAAAAATTGGGTATTTGTGAAGGTACATCTAAATCTAATTTACATAAGGCAACTAAGAGAATACAAAACAAATTAAAAACTAAAATATATGAATAAAATGTTAATCATTGTAGGGATACTTTTATTGTGTTCTTGCGCGTCTACAAAAAAAACTGAATGTGATGCATATGGTAAGAGTAATGTAACAGAGTTAAAGTCTAATAAAACAAAGTAAAATATGTTAGATAAAATTTTAGAATGGTTTCCTGAAGAAGATATTCTTAAGGCGGATGGTTTCGATGAGGCAATCATAGGTATTGAAACTAATGAAATGAGGTTAATTTACTCAGTCAGTAAGTGTATACAAATACTATGTAGAGATATGAACGAAGAAGAGGCGGTAGAATTTTTTGACTTTAATGTTAGGGGTAGTTATGTGGGTGATAAAACACCTATATGGTGTGTTGATGATCTTTAAATATATATGGATTGTTATAATTGTAAATTCAGAGGTGGTGTAATTGGTAGTGCACATTCTTCTTGTAAAGTGATATCCCAAACCAACACTGAAAATTCGTCTATGTTGGAGTTGTTACTATCTACACATCAAGTTAGATTAACTGCGGATGAAAAGGATTTAGTAGAACTTAACCCAAACGGTATTAGTAATGGTTGGGCTAATTGGCCATTAGATTTTGATCCTGTTTGGGTTGATAGTTGTAAATTTTATAGCGAAAAACAATAGTATGTTATATTTATATTATAATAACAAACTATAAAAACTTTATATTATGAGTAAAGAACAAATTTTAGGACTTATCAGACACATATTGACATCTGTGGGTGGTGCAGTAATTATGTTGGGTTATTTCGATGAGGCGATTGTTACTGAAGTTACTGGTGGATTGATGACTGCGGTTGGTTTCGTATGGTCAGTCATAGACAAGTATAAGGCATCTTAAAAAAATAAAAAATAATATTTTTAATCCATATAGAATTCTATATGGATTTTTTTTTGCTTAATTATTTGTTTTTATGAAAATAAAATACTATATTTGTACCACTAAAAAGTTTATATGAAATATTTTAAAATTTTATTGATGTGGTTTGGGTTTATGGTAATGACATCATTATACGGTGAGTACATCGTAAGTAGAGAGGTAAATGGGTTTATCCAACTTTTAGGTTTCGCACTGTTGGTTATTACCCTAATATTTTTAGGAGACGAAACAATTAATGTATTATTTAAAAACAAAAAAGAAGAAAAATGATTGGACTTAGTATTTTTATTTTAGGATTATTATTTGCAGGGTTTACTGCATACAAAACAAAAAATCAAATGACTGGTGGTAAATGGAATGAGTTTCAACTCAAATGGTTACTTAAACCAATAGGTATTTTATTACTATCCATTATCATTGCGTTAGTACAACCTTTCACTATTGAAAGGGTTGATACAGGTTATAAAGGTTTAAAGATAAACCTAACTGGTGGACAAAGAGGTGTATCAGACTATCAGTATAAAACAGGATGGGTAATGTATAACTCTTGGACTGAGCAAGTTAAAGAATTCCCCCTATACCAACAACACATCGAATACGATGAACAAACTGTTATCACAAAAGGTGGGTTTGCTGCGACGATTAAACCATCCTTTAACTATTCTTTGAGAGAGGATGCTATTGGAGATATGTTTGTTAATCTAAGATTGGAAACCAAAGCAATTGAACAAGGTTGGTTGAAAAATGCAATTGTATCTTCAGTTAATGATGTGGCAAACAGATGGGAAGTAGATGCCATTTTTAATCAGAGAGAACAGTTTGAAGCTGCAATTGTGGCAGAGTGTAATAAGAGAGTGGAGCAGTGGTTTTTAGTGTCCCAATTAAGAACTAATATTATTCCACCAACATCTTTACAACAGGCTATTGAGGGTAAAACTAAGGCAGTACAAGAGGCACAAGCCGCACAACAAAGAACATTAGTGGCACAAGCAGAGGCACAAGAAAAGATGGCAATTGCTAGAGGTGACTCCGCAAAAACTATCATCAATGCAAACGCAGCAGCACTCGCAATGAAGATTAAACAAAAGGAATTGACTCCTTTATACGTTGAGTTTGTTAAGGCATCTGCTTGGAATGGTGCGCTACCGACTACTATGGCTGGTGGATCAGGAACTTTCTTAAATATAAAGAATTAAAATAAAAAATACCTCATATAAACTTAATTAAATCCATACGAAAGTGTGGATTTTTTATTTTTGTGTAGTATTTATATGTAGTAAGATATTTTATATATGGAAAATTTAAATGAAGAAATAGACAGAATCAAAAAGTTAATGTTATTTGAGTCCTCTGAAGTTAAATCTGATGTTGAAACAGATACTGAAGAAACTGAAAATGTTACTGACAATGAAGATGAAGGTGATAAAAATTTTATGGTTTATGGTGATACCGTAATAAAAGTTTCTGGTGGTTGGTTAAAAGATAATAAAAATAGATTAGGGTGTGTTAAGGTTGAAAAACCATTTTATATGGGTGGTGGAGATTTTGCTCAGGGTATAAAAAAATTAGTCCAAAGAGTGAAAGGTAATGTGGTTGCCGAACCAGTAAATGCTATTAGTTTATATGATGAAATTAAATTGACTAAAGATGAGAAAAATGATTTAGTAAAAAAATGGGAATCTAATAAGGTTTATAGTAAAGAACAGTCAGGTGCGGTAATTAAAATAGGTAGAACAGACGGATTAAAAAATTACTGTAAAAATGAATGGGGTGGTTAATATAGCATAAAAGTTATGAAAAATACAATTAAAAAAATATTAAAGGAAACTGTTGACAATAAGAAAGATAAGTTTGATAGATATATTATCAGCACCCTTAAAAAAGAAGGTTTTGTCCCTTCTACGGATTACGTTAAAGTTATAAAATTTTTAAATAGTAATTTCACCTTAAGTGGTATGGAAGCATTTGAGATGTACCAACTATTCCTTAACAATTTTAAAAGTGACATCGAATATGGTGATTTGAATAGAACCGTTAATACCACTAAAAAAATTAAATCTGCAAATAGTAGTGCTAGAGATTTAGTTTCTAGTAAAATACCGTTTAAAGGTAGTAATACACATGCAGAATACGTTGGTAAGACGTATGTAGTATATTCATATAATTGGTACCCAATATTTGTATTTAAGGATGGGCAATGGTTTGAAAATGAAAATAGATACTCAATGTCAACCGCCAAACAAATGAGTCAATTGAGACCGAATGGGCAAGGTGAAATAATAAAGGCGTCTAAGTCTAAACTAAGTGATATAATATATAGTTAATGTATGGGTAACTTAAATGAAGAAATAAGTCGTATTAAATCCATTATGGG